CTACAGGCGCAGGGCGGAAAGGTCGAGGGGGGCGCTCCCCTTCCGCGCGAGCGTGCGCGCGCCCTCGAGCGCGTCGGGGCCGTCGTCGTGCGCGCCCATGGGGAACTCGGAGAGCTGCTGCAAGAGCAGCGTCTGGTCGCGGCGGAAGAGAATGTAGCCGTTGCGAATGTCCGGCTGGAGCGATTCGACGCGGAGCGTCTTGTCCTCCGTCGCGCGGACGCCCTGAATGGGCAGGTACAGGCCCGCCTTGGCGCTCTCGCGGGCGAGCTGCTCCTTGAGGAACCATTGGAACTGGTTTGTCTCCGCGTCGAAGAGCGTGTAGCCGCGGCCCGTTTCGCGGCGCAGCAGGTGCTCCTTCTCCAAAATGTCCGAGATGATGCGGTCCGGGTGGCGGCGGGAAAGGTCCGCGTCGTAGACATAGGCCGTGCCGCTGTCGCCGTCCACGGCGAGGGTGACGATGGCGGAATAGTCGCTCTGCGCCGATTTTCCGAGCGAGGGGTCGCAGTAGCCGTAAAAGCGGAAGCGCGGGGCGCGGAAATCCAGCTCGGCGGGGTTATAGAAGCGGAACCACTGGGGCGAAAACAGGCAGTCGTCCGGGTTCACCGGCTGGTTGAGCATCTCGGACTGAAAGGCGCTCTCCCCTTCCGCCAGGCGCATGACGCGCAGGTCGTAGTACGAGAGCTTTTCCGGCCAGAGGACGCGCGCGCCGGTGAGCATTTCCTTGCGGTGGCGGTAGAAAAAGGCGTGCGCGGTGCGCTCGCGCTTGGGGTCGGCGAGGTCGGTGTAGAGCCGCTCCCAGTCGTCCCAGAGGGGTGAGGCGCTGTCCGAGAGGATCGCGCGGTAGGTGCGCGACTGAAAGCCCGGGTTTTTCAGCACGCGGGCGAGCAGCGCGTCGTGGTGAAGCACCGTGCCGATCATCAAAATGTCCGTGTAGCGGTCGCCGGACTTGCAGACGGCCTTGTAGAACCACGCGGCGAGCTTGTCGCGCTGCTCGGCCGTGCGCACGCCCTCGTCGTTTTCGATGTCGTCGCAGAGAATGAGGTCGGGGCGGCGCTCGTGGTTGCGCCGTCCGCGCAGCTTCTGCCCCGAGCCGGCCGCGTCGATGCGGCAGCCGTTGGCGAGGAGGATCGACGAGGTTTTCCAGGTTTTTTTGCCCGGCTGCTCGCCGAAATCGCGCAGAATGCGCGGATTTTCCTCCAGCTCCGACTTGATCGCGTCGAGAAAGCCGACCGCCTGTGTCTCTGTGTCAGAGACAAGTAAGATGTAGCGCTTGTAGCCGTAGAGCGCGGCGTGGAGCGCGTTTTTGAGGCTCATGACCGTTGATTTCGCGTGGCCGCGCGGGGCGGCGATCGCGGTGCGCGTGCCGGTTTTCGATAAAATTCGACAAGCGTCGCGCACGGGGTCGGCTCCGTCCATCACGCGCGAGCGCCAGAGGGCGTCCAGCTCACGGTGGAACGGCGGCGCGGGGAGCGAAAAGTAGTGCGGGAGGTAGTATTTCCCGAAGTATTCGAGGTCGGTCGCCGCGCGGCGGTAGTCGCTTGTGTCCGCGCAGAGGGCGGCAAGCGCGGCTGCGCCGGGCTTTTCCGGCGCCTCCGTCGGCTCCGGCGGGGCGTTCGCGCCGCGCGGGCCTGCTTCTTTTATGGGTGCGCCGCGTGTGGCGGCGCTCGTTTTGTTTTCCGGCATGGCTCTCCTTTCCGGGAACGCTTTTTGCGAAGCGCTTCCGAGAATGGGGCGCACGGGGGCGTTTGTCGCCCGCTCTTGTGCAACAAGGGCAAAATTTTTTGAAAATTCTGCGCCGAGGGCGGCGTTTATCGCAGGGGCTGCCGCTGTTTTGCCGCGCGACGCGCGGCGTTTATCGCAAGGGTGGTTCTCTTTGCGAAAGAGAACCACCCTTGCGCGACCCCAAGAGAACGCAAGGGCTGCGCCCTTGACCTGCCATTGTCTGCCCCTGCGGGGACGATGCTGCACGCGCTGTGCAAAGGGCTGCTTGCCAAGCAAGGTGCGGCTTTCGATTTGATCTGCTCCTTGCCGCCGCTGCCGCTCTGCGGTGGGGTTTCGGACAAAACTCATGTGAGTTTTCGTACCAAATGCATACCGGCTGCGAAAGGCGTAGCAGAGGGGAACATAACCGTACAGAGGGAGCGGCAGCGGAAAGAGAAGTAAGTCAAATCGTCAGAAGAAAAACGCTGATGTACTGGTGTGGGAATTCGGAGACAAGCATTGGAGTTCGGGGGTCAAGGGGGAAAGCGCCGAAGCGCCGCCAGTGGCGGAAAAAGCGAGGCGCTTTCGAGGCAGCGGCGCGATTGGCGCGCCCGAAGGAGCGCGGGAATCGCTTTGCCGCAACGGTGGACAAGCCCCCACGGTCTTGGGGTTCCAAAGGGGATATTCTCTTCAACGAAGAGAATATCCCCTTTGATATTGCGCCGCGGGGTGCGGCGAAAACGGCGGCGCGCCGGCGCCGCGAGGGGGCGTGTCGTTGACTTGGGAACGGCGACAAGGGAAATGGGCGGAAAAGCGGGCTATGCTGAAAATATGAGCCGCGCCGCTGCCGTCAATGCTCAGCGGGAAAGGGTCCTCCTTTTTTCTCTTTCTTCCTTTTGCGATCCCTTTCAGGCGGCGCGGCTCTGACACCCCAAAGAGGGTGAAATCTGATTACCGGAGGTAATATAATGGCATTTGATTACGCAAAGGCATACCAGCAGTTCATTGACGAGGAGCTGGTGGCCGCGTCCGCGACCGCTTGGATGATCCCGGAGGCGGGCAAGGTGCGCTTCACCGGCGGCCGCGATGTGGAGATCTCCACGCTCTCGACGAGCGGGCTGGGCAACTACGACGCCACCAAGAGCGACGGCAGCGCCTACCCCAGCGGCACGGTCTCGAACGACTGGACGACCTACACCCTGGCGATGGACCGCGGCGTGAAGTTCGCGCTCGACCGCACCAGTCCCAACGACACCAATTTCCTCGCCACCGCGGAGAACGTCATTCGTGAGTTCGCGCGAAACGCGCTGGTGCGCGAGCAGGACGCTTACCGCATCCAGAAGCTCTATGCGCTGGCGAACGCCGACACCACCCACAAGGGAACGCACATCGTGTCCGCGGCGCTCACGAAGAGCAACATCATCGAGAAGGTCTGCGGCCTTTTGCAGACCGTGCGCGACGACGCGGAGGTCATGGACGGCTATGTGGCGCTCGTTTCCCACAAGAATAAGAGCGCGTTCCTCGCCGCGGCGACCGGCACCTACCACAGCATTACATTCGGCGCGGGCGTGAGCATCAACGGCGTGACCTACGACAATGTGATGCTGCTCGACGATCTGCCGTGCATCTTCGTGCCGCAGAGCCGCATGAAGACCGCCGTCACTGTGCAGACCGGCAGCGGCAACAGCGGCGGCATCGTGTCCGCGACCGGCGCACAGGACATCAACGTGCTGCTCGCGCACTGCTCTGCGCCGCTGGCGGTGAGCAAGCTCGACTCCATCAAGCAGTTCGGCCCCGAGGAGAACCAGTTCTTCGACGGCACCGCCATTCAGGCGCGCTACCTCTACGACCTGTTCGTGCCGACGAAGAGCGTCGTTTCCCTCGGCGCGATCGTTGAACCCGCGCAGGCCGCGGGAGGCAACTAAATGGGCGGCGTGACGCTCTCGCAGCGGGACGCTATTTTGACGAAGGCGGAGGCGCTTGCGGGCGAGCCGCTCGGCGAGGCGGGCGCGCTGCTTGCGGAGATCGCCTGCGAGCGCGCGCTGGCGCATTGCAATCGGTCGGACATTCCGGAGGAGATGGAGCAGGCGGTCGCGGCGATGCTGGTCGGACTGGTCTCACGTGAGTCCGACGTGAAAAGCATCACGCGCGGCGACACATCCGTGACCTATTTGGACGGGAAAAACGCCGAAAGCGTGCTGCTTGCGCCGTGGTGCAGGCTCGGAACGTTCCGAGAGGGCTGAAAATGCGCGACGCGAGGATGACAAGGGCGCTGCGGCGCACCTTCGACCGCACGGCCTGCGTATTTCGTCCGTTGTCCGACGGGACGGAGCGGGCGGTCTATGTCGATATTCCCTGCGCCCTCAGCCGCAGCGCGCTCACGAGCGCGCCCGCGGTGCGCGGCGCGGGAGAGGCGCTGTGCGAGAGCCGCTACGCGCTCTCGCTCTTCACGCCGCCCGAGGTCTGGCTGCGGCTCGGCGACCGCGTGGCGGTGGCGGACAAAAGCGGGCGCGTGTACCACGCCCGCGCCAGCGACAGCGTGCGCTATCCGAGCCATTGCGTGACGGTGGTGGAGGTTACGGAGGTATCCGTACCTGCTTCACAGGAGAGTGCCGAGGGCGGCACGGCTCACAAAGAGGGCTGACGCCCTCTGACGGCCAGCAGGGGATGGTCTCTTTGCGAAAGAGAACCCGCTTTGCGCGGAGCCGCGCGGGGAGTGCCGAGGGCGGCACGGCTCACAAAGAGGGCTGACGCCCTCTGACGGTTCGCAAGGGATGGTCTCTTTGCGAAAGAGAACCCGCTTTGCGCGGAGCCGCGCGGGGAGTGCCGAGAGCGGCACGGCAGATCAAAAGGGCTGACGCCCTCTGACGGCCAGCAAAAGGGGCCATTCTTAGCGGAAGAATGGCCCCCTTTGGAACCCCCAAGACCGCAAGGGCTGCGCCCTTGACCTGCCATTGCCCGTCTCTGCTGTGCCGATGCTGCACGCGCTGTGCAGAGGAGTGCATACTAAGCTGAGCGCGGCTTTCGATTTGGCGTGCTTCTTGCGGCCGCTGCCGCTCTGCGGTGGGGTTTCGGACAGAACTCACATGAGTTTTCGTACCAGATGTGCAGGAGCGGCAGAGCGGATATAGGCGCAGACCAAGTCGAAAGCCGATGGAAACGCGGCTTTGCCGCGCCGTTGCACGGACGTGTGTTCCTGAGGGGTGATTCGAGGAGAAAGGTACGAGAGTCAAGGGGCGACCCGCCCCTTGCGTTCTCTTGGGGGTGCGGGGGTGGTTCTCTTTCGCAAAGAGAATCACCCCTGCAAGGGGGGAACGCCGCTGGGAGGCGGCGGACAAGACTCACATGAGTCGGAGGTGAGAAATTGAACGACATCAAAGAGGGCGTGCGCGCCTATCTGGAGCGGGAGAGCGGCATTCACGCCGTGTGCGCCCCCGCAAGGCACACGGGCGAGTACCCGCTTCTTACCGTGGACGCGCGGGAGGACGGCGCGGTGCTCTGCGCGGGCGGGGCGCAGGCCGAGCATCGCTACCGCGTGAGCATAAGGTGTGCGGGCGACCGCGAGCGGTCGGACAAAAATGGAAGGCTCGCGGCGCTGGTCCCCGTGCTGCTGCGGGGCATTCCGATGGCGCTGCCCTCCGGCGTGCCGGGCGGCGGCAAGGTGCGGCGCGTACTGTCCCCGCAGGGCCTGGAGACAGAGGGCGACGAGCTGCGCTTTACGCTCTCGCTGACGCGAAGCGTGCCGCCCAAGGCGGACGGCGGCGGCGCGGGCGGCGAAACGATGCAGGTGCTGCATTGGAACGAAAGCAACTGATTTGATAACAGGAGGAGAAACCGAAATGGGTTTACCGGAAATTTACATTTCCTTTGAAACGGCGGCGGTGAGCGCCGTCAAGCGCTCGAGCCGCGGGGTCGTGGCGCTGGCTGTCACGGACGCGACCAAGGGCGGCGCGGCGAGCGCCGTGTACCGCAGTCTGAGCGAGGTGGACGAGAGCAAGTTCACGGCGGAAAATTACCGCCTGCTGAAGCTGTGCTTTCTGGCCGCGCCGAGCAAGGTGGCGGTGCTGCGCGTCGGCAGCGACGAGGCAGACACCTTTACCGCGCTCGACACGCTGGACTTTGACTACCTTGCCGCGCCGGGGCTGACGCAGGCGAAGGTCATCAGCTACATCAAGGCCGAGCGCGCCAAGGGCCGCGGCGTGAAGGCGGTCGTCGCCAACGCGACGGCGCCCGACGACGAGGGCATCATCAATCTGTGCGCGGAGGACATCGTACTCACCGACGGCGCGGTGACGGCGGACAACTACGCCGCGCGCATTGCGGGTCTTCTGGCGGCGACGCCGCTCACGCGCTCGGCGACCTATGCCAAGCTGAGCGAGGTCGTCTCCTGCGGCGCGCAGAGCGACGCGGACGCCGCCATCGACGCGGGCAAGCTCATCCTCGTGCCGAACGGCGAGGGCTACTGCCTCGGCCGCGCGGTCAACTCGCTGACCACGGTCACGACCGCGCACGGCGCGGCGTTCCGAAAGATCAAGATCGTGGACGGCGTGGACCTCATCCGCGCGGACATCACGCGCACCTTCCGCGAGGGCTACATCGGCAACGTGCTGAACGATTACGACAACAAGCTGCTGCTCGTGACGGCCATCAACGCCTATTTCAAGGCGCTCGAGGGCGATGTGCTGGACAAGACGGCGGACAACGCGTGCCGTGTGTCCCTGTCCGGCCAGCGCGGCTGGCTGGAGAGCCACGGCACGGACACGGGCGAGATGTCCGACGCAGAAATTCTCCGCGCGAACACCGGCAGCGAGGTCTTTTTGGAGGCTTCCCTGACATTCTGTGACGCGATGGAGGATCTGACGCTCAGGATCGCGATGTAAAAGGAGGGTAAAAATATGGCACAGTTACAGGCAAACCGCACGCTTTCCGGCTCGTTCGCGTCCGTCTGGGTGGACGGCGCGCTGATCGCGGAGCTGGAGAGCATCACGGTCAAGGTCAAGCTGCAGCGCGAGCGCGTGCAGCTCGGCATGGATGTGGACAGCAAGATCACCGGCTATTCCGGCGAGGGTACGATGAAGCTCAAGCAGGTGTACACGCGCTTTTACGAGGTGCTTGACGAGGCGCGGCGCGGCATCGACAAGCGCTGCACCATCACGACCGCGCTCAAGGACCCCGACGCGCTTGACGGACAGGAGGAGCGCTACGCCATCGCGGGCGTGGCGTTCACGGAGCTGCCGTTCATCAACTATAAGATCGGGGAGGTCAACGGCCAGAGCCTGCCGTTCACCTTCCGTCCGAGCGAACTCAAGAGCCTTGACGCCATCGGCGTCGGCGAATGATGGCGCTTGGGGAGATTCTCGCGGCGCGGGCGGACAACGCCCGCGCACGCGGGACGGTCGAGGCCGGTAGGCTGGGGACGGTGACGGTCGAGGCGCTCCCCGTCCGCGAGCTGGAACGGCTCATGCGCGGCGCGGACGGCGACCGCGCGGTGTTCTATGCCGCCTGCCGTGAGCTGCAAGGCGCCGGTGCGGCGCTGCTGCGCGCGGGCAAGGTCTACCGCCCCGATCAGGTGATGGCGCTCGTGTCCGACGCGGAGGCAGCGAAGGCCGCCGAGGCGGTGCGCGCGCTGTCCGGCTGGACGGAGACAGAGACGAACGGCAAAGTGGCGGAGGTCTTGCCTGCGGAGAACACAGATGGAGACAGCGCGGGCGCGGGCGAAGCCGCGGACACGAGCGCTTCCTCCGAGGCATCGGACGGGACAGCTGGTGAAGCCGCGGCGCACGGCACGGACACGGACAAAAAGGCGGCGTTCCCTGCCGTGACATCGGACGGACGCACGGCGGATAACGGGCGGTCAAGAGGTCAGCGGTTCGACCACACGGCGGACGGGACGGACGAAGGCGCGGGCGGACAGGACTCACATGAGACGGACAGGAAGGCGGAAATCCGACCTGCCGTCGTGCAGGTAAATGCGGAAGTCCGACGCGATGCCGTGCAGAAAAAAACGGCGGACGCAGCGTTCCGACCTGACACCGTGCGGGAAAAAGCGGGAAAAAACGCGGAAATCCGACATCGTTCCGTGCATGGAGCAAAAGCGGGCGGACAAGCCTCATGTGAGTTTTTGGCAGAATATGGCGAACCGCTCCCACCTGACGGCAAAACACAAGTCCTGCCCGAAAAATCGCCCGATGCACCACAAAATGTTGGGGTTTCGGACAAAATGGACGGCAGTTTACAGAAAACGGAGCGGGAGTTTTTATCGGAACGCGCCGCGCCGGAGCACGGATATGCGCTCGGCCTGCACGAAAGCAAGTCGGAAATCGACGGGCGGGGCGGAGCGAATCTGCACGAAAGTGAGTCGGAAAACAGTGCGGGAAGCGGGAAAGCGCTGCACGAAAGCAAGTCGGAATATGCGGAAGCGCTGCACGAAAACAAGTCGGAAAACGACGCGGCAGGCGGGGATCCGCTGCACGAAAGTAAGTCGGAAGTCACGGAAACGCTGCACGAAACCACATCGGAACTTGCCGAGAGGGTTGCGCGGGAGCTGCTCGACGGCCTGCGCCGCGCGGCGTGGGTGCGATAGGGGGAAATATGGCAAAGAGTCGGACAATTTTGATTTGGCACAACAACGGTGAACAGCAGTTTACCTTTACAGTCAACCCCGAACGGCTGCGCGTTTCGCGCCCCAACTGCAACCGCGTGGAGCGGCTGGCGATGGGCGGAACGGTCAATCTCTGGGGCGGGCGCGGGCTGCGCGAGGTGTCGTTCACGACATTCCTGCCGGAGGAGCGCTCGCCGTTTTACGGCGGCACGGACGGCGCGGAGGTGCTCTCGCTTTTGAAGGCCTGGCAGGACAGCGGCGACCCTGTGCGCCTGATCGTTTCCGGCAGCGACATCAACGACGCGTTCCTCATCGAGGATGTGACCGAGACGCTGCGCGAGGGCGACGGCGACATCACGCTGACGCTGACGCTGCGCGAGTATAAATTTGCGTCCGAGCTGGCAAAGGACGCAGACGGCGCGGTGCAGAGCGCGGGGAAAACGGCGCGCGCGGACGAGCGCGTGCTGCCGAAAGCGCGGACGGTCAAGCGCGGGGACACGCTCTGGGGCATCGCCTGCGAGCTGTACGGCGACGGGACGCGCTGGCGCGAGATCGCGAAGAAGAACGGCGTGACCGAGCCGCGAAAACTACCGGTCGGAAAGGTGCTGGTGCTGTGAAGCTATATGCAAACGGGATATTGCTCAACGCGGCGGCGCAGAGCGTGACGCTGGAAAAAAGCCGCGGCGACGCGGCGGCGACGCTCACGGCGGTGCTGCTCACGGCGGCGGCCGACCGCTATTTTCCGAAGGAGAGCCTTGCCCTCGGCGACGCGGTGCGGCTGCTCGGCGACGCGGGGGAGGAGGTCTTTCTCGGCGCGGTGCAGGCGGTGTCGAGAAATGTCGAAACGGTGACGCTCATCGCGTGCGACCGCGGGCTATACCTGACGGCGAACGAGCTGTCCGGCGTATTCGCCGGGTCGCCGGAGGGGATCTGCCGCGCGGTGGCGATGCGCCTGAGCCTTCCCGTGGGGACGCTGGAGGTCCCCGCGGGCTGGAAGCGGCTGGTGGCGGGCGCTGGCGTGCGCGCATTCGACATTCTTCGACAGGCGGTCGGAGAGGACCGCGAAATTTCCATTCAAAACGGTGCGCTGACGGTCACGAGGGCGGGGCAGGAGCGCTTTCTCATCGCCGAGGAGACGGTACTCGCGAGCCGCGGGACGGCGGACGCAAGGCAGATGGTCAACCGCTGCGCGGTCATCGACCGCAGGGGGGCGGCCGCCGCCACGGCGCAGAACACGACCGACCTCGCCCGCTTCGGACTGCGCCAGCGGGTACTCGGCAAAAGCGGGGACGCGGCGGCGCAGGCGCAGGGCGGCCTGCGCGGGCGTATCCTGCGCGGGGAGCTGACGGTGCGCGGCGACCTCAGGTACCGCTGCGGCGCAACGGCCGAGCTGCACCGGAAGGAGTTCGGACTGGACGGCGCGTATTCGCTCACGGCGGTCAGGCACCGCTGGGAGCGCGGGCTGTTCACGACCGAGCTGACCTGGGAGGGAGAGGCATGAATGTATACAGCGAGCTGTGGGCGCTGCTCCGGCCCGAAAAGAGCCTTGACGGGGGCGGCGCGCTGTTCGGGACGCTCGCGGGCGTCTCGCCCCTGACGGTCCGCGTCGGCGGGTGCGAGGTGAGCGAGGGGCTGTTCCGTCCGGCGGGCATGAGCCTGCGCGCGGAGGATGTGGGGCGGACGCTTGCGCTCCTGCCGTGCGAGGAGGGCTTTTTGCTGCTGTTTTTTGTGGAGTAGGGGAGGAGAGAAGATGATTTTTCCCGATTGGGGGACGGCCCCCGAGACAAACGAAAGCCCGCTCCCGCTTTTCCGGGAGTGGGCGGTGGACTGGGAGAGCGGCGCGCTTGCGCTGCGCGGCGGCGAGCCGTACACGCTTGAGGGCGACGAGGCCGTGAAGCTATGGGTGCGCCTTGCGCTCGACGCAAGGTGCGCGCGCTGGAGGTACAGCGCGCACAGCGGCGACTACGGCAACGAGCTTGCCGCGCTGCTCGGCAGGAGCGGCGACGCGGGCATCCGCGAGATCCTGCTCAAGAGGACCATCACCGAGACGCTGCTCGTCTGCCCGTACATCACGGGCGTGGAGGGCTTCTCGTTCGAGCACCGCGCGGACGGCGCGACGGTGCGCTTTACCGTGAAAACGGTGTACAATTCCTTTGAAACGGAGGCGGAAACGGCATGACGAAGGACGAAATTTTTGCCGCGATGGAAAAAGCCTACACGGGCGCGGGCAGCACGGTCGAGGGCAGCTTCGCGGGCGACCTCCTGCGCGCCTGCGCGGACGGCTGCGCGGAGCTGTGGAGTACGGAGATCGACGGCCTGGAGGAGCGCGCGTTCGTTGCGAGCGCGGCGGGGGAGTGGCTCACAAGGGTCTGCGCCGACCGCGGCGTGGAGCGCCGCGCGGGCGAGGACGACGAAACGCTGCGCTCCCGCGCGCTCGAAAGCCTCAAGCGGCAGGGTGCGAGCGGCAACGCCGACGATTACGCCGCGTGGTGCGGCACGGTGGAGGATCTTCTGCGCGTGCGGGTGCTGCCCCTCGCGCGCGGCGCGGGGACGGTGGACATTGTCGCGGTCGGGCAGGACGGCAGAGCCGCGAGCGCGGCGGCGGTCGCGGCGGCGCAGAGCGTCGTGGACGAAAAGCGCCCCATCGGCGCGGACGCGAAGGTGTTCGCGGCGGTCGAAAAGCCGCTGAACATTGCCGCGAGCGTCGTTCTGAGCGAGGGCGCGAGCCTCGAAGGGGTCGTAAACGCATTTAAAGGGGCCTTCACGGCGTTTTGCCGCGAGGGGGCATTAACGACCCGCCTCGTCAGCTACGCGCGTGTGAGCGCCATTCTGCTCGATCAGGAGGGGGTCGCCGATGTGACGGCCTTCACGCTCGGCGGCGCGGGGACCAGCTTCGCGCTCGGCGAGCGCGAGATCGGCGTACCCGGCACGGTGACGCTCACGGAGGTGACGGCATGAGACTGCCGGAGAGCGTGACGAAAATTCAGCCGGTCGGCGCGGTGCTGAAGGCAAGCGAGGCGGGCGAGGCGCTGCTGCGCGCGGCGGGGGAGACGGTCAATGCCAGCGTGCTGGTCGGTACGGCGGATGCGGCGGGGCTCTCGCGCTGGGAGCGCGACTACGGCCTTGCCGACTGGTCAGGGGAGGAGAGCGCGCGCCGCAGGGCGCGCATCTATGCCGCGATGGCGGGCGGGCAGACGCTCACCCGCGAGCGGCTCTCGGCGCTGGCGGTCGCGGTCGGCGGCGCGGACCGCGGCGAGGCGACGGAGGATTTTGCCGCTTACGCGGTCGAGCTGGCGGCAATTCAGGACGGGCGGCTGCCCGCGCCGGAGGGTATGGCG